CGGGTAGAAGGTTGCACCATAAGAGGAGTCAATTCTTCTGTCTTTAAGTGAGCTAGCAGCTTGTACCGGAGTGGTTCCGATTCTGTTGCTCTTGTCAGCGTAATACTGCTCTGAAGCAGGGTAGTATACATCTGGCAAGTCAATCAATGCCAGCGCGTCTCCACGAGCCTCACACATGTTAATCATGCGCTCAGTAAGGGTCTTATTGGTGAGTCCCGGTGCTGCCACAAGGTTCATGTCCAAAGTCTCTGGATCTGCGAGTGTATCAATAGCTCTTGCATATGTGTGATATGCATAACTGTTGTCTTCAGTAGCTGCCGATGTCATACCTCTGTTATAGAGAGGATCTGGCTTCGTAATGTCCCAGCCATCGAATCCGCCCCAGAAGGGAGCAGTAAACTGGTTCATGCCGGCGTCAAGCAGCGCGGTATAGGAACCAGTGCTGACAGCCCTTTCGTCGGTGCGTGAACCTGAAATATAGCGATATGCTCCATTTGTGCCCATCATAATGTTATCTAGCGAGAAAACGTAAGACCAGTTATCAACACCAGCTGTGGTGTTGACAGCAGCCAAAGCTCCGCCGGTTCCATTCGTTGGATCTGCTGGGAAATCAGCATAAAGTAGTCTGTGCCAGTCATTAACACTTCTATCATAACGTGTAGAACCCGCGCTTGAACTTGGAGTTCTAACGGTTGACCATCCCCAATATGCGTCAGTGGGGTTGGAAAGTCCACCAGCACTAGCTGAAAGACGCATGCGGTCTTTCGGGAAGTTGAGGGTTACAGTGGCGTCAGAGAGACACCATGCGTTACCGACGCCGGCGCCACCGTGTGCAACCTGAACAAAGGCATCTGCCGGCGCGTCGACTGTAGATGCGCCACCGGGAAGTCCGGCGTGGCCGATGATGAACGGGGTCGTTGTCCCTGGTGATGTCGAGGTAACTCCCGTAAGTCCTGTAAAGCTTGGTGGTCCGAAGTAGCCGAATGGAAGATATAGCGAGTTGGCGCTGCCTTGGTCAACAGCATCGTTAACCTCAACATAAACAAAGTCAGATTTGTTGTCGTATTCTCCATAAGTCTTCAGACGGCGTTCGTTTGAGTCCCAAGAAGTATACTTGGTACCAATCTTGCGGCCGATATAATCGGGAGAAGTAGGATCGAGAGTACAGTTATCAAAGCGCTCGATTACCACAACCTTGTTATCGGTGTCGCGTACGTCTCTCAAAATAACAGAGAATGTTCCATAATCAGAAACTCTAGAGCTTGATTGACGAACTTTGCCAATCGATACTTTTACGTTCTTGTGCAACCACTCGCCGTGTCCGCGTCCTTTGAGGCGGAATAGCTTCTGTTGGGCAGCCGGAGCGTAGTTAGCTGCGTCTCCGCTTAAATCCTGACCAATAAACCAGCCAGCAACAGCTTCGCGTGAAGCCTGCTTCATGTCTTGTGGTCCAGTTCCGGTTGAACCACTGAGTGCGATGCCTAGGATAACTCCTTGAAGGCTCGTGTCAGTGGTGAAATCTAGATCGCGCAGTTCTTGCTCAAAAGTCTCTCCAACCCAGAAGTCCTGCAATGAGGCACTTGGGTAAAATCCTCCTGCGAGGAGTTGAGGGTTAGTGTTGAGCTTTCTGCGCACAAAGTTGGCGCTATCGTCATTAAAGTTAAACTTGAATTCTTGTCCGTTACCGTTTAGAGTGCCAGAAACAACAATGTTGAACAGCCCATCTGAGTCTGTTCCTATCAAAACACCTTGTTGTGTGATAGATGTGCCGCGGTCGCCGACGGCGCCGGTGCCGGCTATCTCCAGCGGGGCGCCCTTAAGGGATATGGAGCCGGTATTCATATAAAAGATTGCGGCGAGTTCAAGATTGTTATTAGCTGCTGTCAGATCCGCAACCGTTCCCGATTGACAGACCCAGAGACCGTAAGCACCACCAACTGTTTCGGGATCAGTGCCAAGATCTTGAGATGTATCCCAACCTGCACCTGCGGCGCCGCCAGCAGAGCCACCGGCTGCGGTCTGTTGACCAAGCAAGCGCATGTAAGTAACTGGTGCGACAGATGGCTGTAGGAATGCCTTCGCGGCGTAGGTGCCGTACATTGGCGATTGGTAGTTTCCATCACGGTAAACATCGTTAGCGCCGCCGGCGCCTGGCACAGTGTCTCCGAACGCCTGAACAAACTGCGAATATGATTCGATTTTGATCGGCTGCATGGCCAGACCGCGAGACGATCGACCAATAACTACTGGTCCGATTTCTTGTGGGTTTTGTGGGCGAAAGGAATTGTCAATTTCGTTGACAAAGACACCCGGCGATACAAATTTAAAACTTTTTACTGACATGTTGCTTAGTCCCTCTTGTGATGCATGCAAGATTGTATTATAGTGCAATCATAGATAAATAGTGTGGGTATGGTCGAAAAGCTGAAAAAGGCCCCTGAACTAAGCAGAAAAAAGCCCACTGTGTTCAGGAACTGTCAGAGAACCATGGTAGGTCGCCTGCAGGCACCTCTCTTTCGGAAGGGAACTGATATTCTACCGTATTTTCGTCAATCCTAACGATGGGTCTATCATCATTCTTTCCCTCGCCAATAAGATAGCCTAGAACCTTGATTGTGATCTCGGTAGTAAACATCCTCATCTCTTCTGCAAGGTTGGACACGTTGTTGCTTTGTGTAAAGCTCTGATCGATAAACGCCTCGTATAAATGTCCGTTCCGGCGCATCACAAAGGTGTTCGCCTGTCCGGTGCGAGCCATGAACGGGCTGACTAGCGAGTTCATCTGCTGTTGGTACTCGCTCTTAATCACTATCTTATAGTCAACATTAACATATACTGGGAGCGGTATTGACAAGGTTTGGACCACTACCTTCTTGTTCTTTCTCGGATAATATGGTTGTCTCTTTACTTCTAAGTTTGTGCGAGTATTGCCCACGGTGGCAAAGTTGCGAGTCTTATCAGGAACTATTCTTTTCGCTAATACAAATCTTCCGGAACGTCCGTTTTTATCTTTCGAGTAATAGTTTGCTTGGAATACGCCGCGCTTTGCAGGATCTTTAGTGATACCGGTCCTTTCAACACCTATAATTGGGAGCTTAAGGGCACCTCCCTCGTCTCGGAGTTCTTTCTTGTGCTTTATTTGATATGCTCGCTCTGGTACTTGCCAGATAACAGGTACTTGAGTGAACCCTTCATTAGTGTGGGCTTGTAGGTCTAGGTCCTTCTTAAGCCACGATACAAGGGAGAAGTCAATATTCTCGATTGTAGAAGCCAACATACCCACTTCTTTAAGTGTGAGTTGTCCGTCCTCTCCCTCTGGGAGCATTGCAAAGTCAAAGTTATCAGGTAGCATCGAAAAGCCCCTTTCTTGCGCGCTTGCAAACTGCATGCACTTCAAATGTTTGGTCGACCTGTCCGAACAGCTTCTTGGGCTCAGATAACTTAACTATTTCATAATAGAAGTCACCATAAAGCACAAAATCGCCCTCACGAACAAATAAGTTTTGATCTTCAGCCAAGCGCCGCTTATGAAAGTGTATATTAATCTCCCACGACTTGTCGATTCCTGCATTCTCCAAATAGCTTGTTTCGAACTGTGTGAACTCGACCAGCGCATACACTCGGACTGGTGGGAGGTAAGTTTTCTCTATTGCTTCGCCATATAACTCATGGAAGTCTGTCGTTTCGAGGTCAATCGGATAATAAAGGATCTGTTGCCCAATGACCTTTTCAATTAACTCGTCGTTTACCTGCTTGACAAGATTTCGCTCTTTCTCTCCCAAAAACAAGGGAGGAGGTGGAGCAGGCGGTCTTTTCCATTCGTTATCTGACATTTATCTAACCCACCATGATTGGAAGCGGCGAATATTTTAGCGTTTCAGCTGTTGCTACTGCTTTTTCTTGATCATCCTTTGCTAATTGGACATATTCCATCTCTTTGAGTAGCTCTCGGAGCTTGTCTCTTAACGAGTCTTGTTCAGCTTTAGCTTGTGAAAGTAGATCCGAGTGATTTAACGTAACTGATTCACCCGGAATTGGAATTGTGGTGAACTTTCCTCGGATTTGTCCCAGCATCTCTTTGCAGAGTGCTAACGAATACTTGCGGATCCATTGTTTACCAATAGCGTTGATGTTTTCGTAAGGAATGTTGCCGAACGGGGCTGTATTAATGTTGTTGATGCCGTCGACGCTGCCAGATGGTCCCGCTCTGCCTTCCCATGCGTTGTCTTCTACATAAAACTGAACCCAGATACGGCTCATTTCGCCAAGACCCCAATAACTAGGCATTGGAAACAGGCGCAATCTACCATCGATTAACTCATATGAGTAGTTTGATGTTCTTGTCCTTAATGAATCTTCATACATGATGGCTTGCATCTTGTTTTGCCATGTAGGAATAATCTCGAAAGTAGAGTCATCAGAGAACTGTCCATACGTCGACATATTGCCTACGACACCAACTCCTCCGTAGTATCCATAGAAGCGCCACATTGCACGAGGCGAACGGAAGAACACCTTGGTAACGTTAATGCGCTTATTGTTGACTTTTCCGGCATAATCGACCGCAATACCGCCATCATCCACACCAGAGTCGGATGCGTCCATGATGATTTGCCGAATGTCGTAATCCTGCTTCCCTGTGGCTGGTGCAAACGATGCTGAGTAGTATCTGACGTCTCCGCCCATACCAGCATACGATGTAAGTCCGTCTGCGATGTTTCTCGCTGACTGAAACTTGAATTTTGGGTATTTGAGTGCCACATGTGTGCCGCTTAAGCTCGAAGATAGCGGACTGGCAATCATGTCGCCCAAGTGGTTAAATGTACCGGTAGTGTTGCCCAGCATTGTGCCGAGGGCATTTTTACCTTGATGGAGGTTAATGATATATGAGTATTCTAATACTGCTTCTTCGTAAGCTGCGTATACGTTTGACGGGGTTAACTCAATGTCAACAACATCGCCGCCAAGCTTCTTATATACATAGGCTACCTGAGCAACCGCTCCTGTAATGAACTCGGCTGAGCCAGTATAAGCTCCAAAGGGAAGTGATGTCGCGACTTTGATCGCACTTCCGGTCGATGTAAGTACGATGGCGCTAGTTGTCGATAGTGGTTGAAGATCAGTTGGCATATATAGAAACTCCTGCTGTAGTAAGTAGTCTTTTATGTCTAAAGGATCCTGCCCGGGTTTGGAAAAACGAAAATCTCAAAAAATTGGGGGCCATATTTTTTAGGATATTGGCATTTTCATAAAAGAAAACCCCCGCCAAATAACTGAATACTTGGCGGGGGTTTTAAATTTAGCTACTGATTATTTATCAGGCGCCGCTCAGTCCGAGAAGTCCGCGGACGATAACGAGTCCATAGAGGTCCGGACGAACCATCTTCTTGGCATAACGAGTCATCACGCCCTTGCGAGGCACGAAGTCTTCTGGTCCAAAGATGGTAGGAGTGGTTTGCAGTGGCACATAAGGTGCGTATACATATCCAGATTCAAGGAAACTGGAACCACGACGACCGACGAGAATCACGTTTCGGAGGAAGTATGGGTCAACGATGACGTCAAACTTCTTGGAAAGTGATCCAACCTTAACAGCACCAACGGAACCCTTATCGTCATCTGCAGTAACAGATGCGCGGAATCCGGCGGTGAACTCAAGGATGTTGGCAACCTCTGGAGAACAAACGATGAAGTTTGCGCCGCCACGAAGAGTCTTGCGATGGATTTGAGCAGAAACATCATTGATTGTCTCAATGAGGGTTTCATACCATTCGCTGACAGTACCAGTGAAGTCGGGAGCCTTTGCAGACGCACCAATCTCGGCACCAGTTTCGCGGTTGAGGAACATACCGGGGGAACGAGCCCAGTAGTATGTTGCAGCCGTTGCACCATTTACAAGGTCAGCGAGGATCTCACGGTCGATCTCAAGAGCAATCTGCTCAGAAAGAATCGAAGTAAGTTCTACCTCTGCATCCAAGTTGTGGTAAGCGTTGAGGTCTTGACCCAATTCGGGTGTCCACTTCGCTTTCAACTTCTTGGTCATCGCTGTGATAGCGATACTGTCGACCTTGATGTCGATTTCTGGGATTGAAGGTTCATTTTCAAGACCCCATTCAGTTTGACCAACAATCGAGCCCATTGCTCCACCATTCGTGAGATCATCGTCCATGGCCCAAGAAACAGTGTTCTTGGAGGACGTAAGTCCGAAACGAACCGCGTTCGCGAGGGCGCCCGGGGAACTGTCATCGTAACCATCAACACCAGTACCAACCCAGAATGTGAGAAGGCGTGTACCCGCCGTAGCCGGATCAGCGTTACCACTAATACGTGTAAGACGACGAATCAAACGTGCTCGGCCGGCGTCTTGACCATTGACAATCACAGAGTTACCTAGAGAGGACGAGACACTAAACGACTCTGGTCCTTGGAAGTTAGCCTGATCAAGTCCACTACAAAGAATACTAACACAAGCAACGGTAGTACCCGTGCTGCCGGAAACGAAATCGGCGTCATAGCGCGCCGCCTTGTCAATGCCTGAAGCGCCGGTCAAGTGTCCGAACTGTCCCCAAGCAACCTCTGTGGGAGTCAATGTAATGTCGTCTGCTGCAGCAGATCCAGTTGGAGACGAATAACCATTATTAAGGTTATATGCACCACCTGCGATACCAACACCAGAACCATCAAGGTCCACACCGTCTTTGAGTTCAGAACCTACCACGTTTCCGCCGTAGAGCGAACCAGACCATTTGTAGCCTAGACGAGAATATTGGTCATCAACACCTGCGCCATTATCACGACTTACTGTGAAGTCAAGGAAGAAGATGAGACCACTTGGTAGACTCATCGGTTGAACGCTAACAAGATCGTTAGCAATCAGTCCCGCGAATACACGACGAACGATTGGGAATGCGACAGCTGCAAAGCCTTCAACATCACCACCCGCCATTGTAGAACTCTCACGGAGAAGCTCTTTTGCTTGG